TAGTGATGGGGGTGCCCATTGTTTACTTCTTTGGTCGGTTGTTTCTCTTACTTCTAAGTCTCTATCTTGACGTTTATCCATTTGCGTTCTCCGTTTTTAAAAGTTCTTTTGCATATTGCTCTGGTGTTAGCTTAAACTTTTTAGCTAAAGCTATCTGTGTTTTTGTCAACCTTACCTTTTTAGGCGATGTTGATCTGGTTGCAGGAGCAACAACATTAGAAGGTTTTTTAGTGCGTTGGGCAGGTTGTCCTTCCAACGATTCATCATCCCCAAAATATTCTGGGAAACGTTTCTGCATCGTATCATCTATACGACGGTAGTATTCATCACTAGATGGGTCTACACCCGATCTAACTAGCTTTTCGTGCAGCCCTAATGCGAGGCTTGTCATTTCTGTGTCTTGTCCAAACCACGTATTTTTCTCTTGCCAAGCTAAAGCTCGAGAGTCCGGTTTGGAGACAGATTGTTGTTGACTAGATTGTCCTCTATTTTCTGGCATTTGTAAAGGCATTTCAACATCTTGATACTGAGGCTTCCTTCCCATTGCGTTCTGTAGTTTGAACTGGGCTTCACTCATTTTAGCTTGAGCTTCTACAACTCGATCAGTATCTCCTGCTTCATATGCTTCTTTATAATCCCGTTTAGCAACAATTAAGTCAGCCTCATATTTTTCTTTTAGTGTTTTTAGATAATCTTCTTCACCACTAGATAAAGTCTTCTTCAGCCTTTGGTTTTCATCAATAATGCTTCGCGCATATTTAATGGCTTCTTCTCTTTCACGAGCTTCCGCTTCTTTAGCACGTCTTTCGTCATGCCAAGCTTTTTTTAACTGAGCCATTCTTTCTTTGACTCTTGCCGAATAATCTTCAAGATTATCTTTTTCTAATTCATCTTTAACCTCATCTGGCAGTGGTTCACGTCCCCTGTCTTCTGGAGGAGTATCGTCTTCCTCTTCAATCTCAAATTCAGGTTCTGCTTTCGCTTCCTTTTTTGATTCTGCTTTTTTAGCTTCAGCAGCTTCTTCGTAATCCTGTTTATCCTCAGAGGCTTCGAGTTCTACTTCTGTCTCTTCACCTTCTAATTCTTCGGGTATTTCATTTATAATTTTTGCCATACTTCAACTCCTTATGCGCGTTCGTATCCACGTGGGTCATCGACCACTGCTTCTACGGTATCGTCGTTAATGATGCGAAACTCTTTACCATGAATCTTAATTCGAGTTCCAGAATATGCCCTAGTGATAACGAAGTCGCCCTCTTTACACCAAGGTCCTGTAGGAAATCTGTCTTTGTCTGCGTAAGCCATATCTCCTAATTTGATAACAAATAAAACTACAGTTGAGTGTTCTTCAATGTGTCTTGTTTTATCTGCCTTAATTATTCCACTTTCATACTTTTCATCAACAGAAGGTACAGCACATAAAATGCGATAGCCTTTGACTTCTGGTAATTGTGTGGGTTTTTGTTGTGGTTCTTCTTCGGCTTTGATGTTCTTACCTTTGAAGTCTACGATTGTTTTATTAGGTGTAATAATTTCACTCATCTTCTACCTCCTGTATTCTTGCTAAATCAGAAAGTAGTCCTTGAACTATATCAAACCCTCTAATGATTCCACATGCATGCATATATTGTGCGTGCTCTTCTGCTCGACCCATTGCTAAGTCTTCAACAAACACTGCGCGTTCTGCGGATATTTTTTCTGCAATGACTTTGATCTCGTCGATCGTCATAGATTATTCCTTTCGTTTTAAAGTTGCTTTTGCTAGATCTGTTTCTAGTTTATCTTTGTTCATTACGGCTTCCATACCAAGTCTGGCACCTTGTCGTAATTCTTCTGCATCGAGTTTATCTTTTTCCATCGCTGCTTTAGCTCCAAGTTCAGCTCCAGCAATTTTTTCTTGTGACTCGATTCGCATTCTTTCCAACTCAAGTTTGGCTTTATCTAATTCAATATCAGACATGGTCTTCTGATTTTTAGCTTGAATTTCCATTTCTTTAAGTTGTAATTCTTTTTGTTGCATCATAAGCACTGGGTCTTGTGCTTGTTGCTGTTGTTCTTGCATCTGTGCTTCTGCCACGTCTTTACGTAATAATTTCTTAGCGGCTTCAGCAGTGAGTGTAGATATTTTTTTCTCGTATTCTTGTGGAATCTCGTTCTCATCGTTAACCTCAGGTAATTCAATACCAAGTTGCTCTTGCATTTGATTTTTATATTCAAACGCTAAGTGTTCTGCGATGTGAGCTTCCATAGCAGCCATCATTGCTCCGGCTTGAGGATTTTGACCTACCAATTGACGAATCTTAGGATCATCTCTAAACGACATGTGCGTTATGATATGCGCTTGATGGTCTTGGTATGAAAATGCTTTTACAGGTTTCATGTTTAATATATTCATGTTCTCTGTAACAGGGTCTGCTACTTTAATCTCTTTATCACTAGGTACTAACTTCTCAGCATTCTTAACTCCTAGAATATCTAACATTTGTCTGTTTAATTCTACTAAGTCATAAATCTGTGGATTAGCTTGTGCCATTTGCATGACAGCTTGATACTGCACAACTTTTTGTGACATTGTTGCTGCGTTAGGATCAGAGACTGGAATAACTTCTGTTGTATCGTAGTCTGACTGTTTAACTCCTGCTGTTCCTTCTGTTGGCTCATATGAATAATCAGTTGGTGTATAGTCTCTAATAATACCTTTGAGTAATTTAAACTCTTGCTTCATTGCATAATGAATACGGCTTTGTACTGCACTCATCACTTTTAATGTTCGCTCGAGAATTGCAAGGGTTGTGCCGACTGGTGCGTTGGCAGACATATCTGAAACTTTTAAATCAGCCGCTGAAGCAAATCTCCTACCTTCATCGATGATCTGATTCATCAACTGATTTAAAACTTGACTAGGCTCTTTATAAGGAAGAGCCATGATATTATCTCTAATTGTACCACTTGGTACATCTACATCACGGAATTCAGCTGGGGCGATTGGTGTATCATCTCCTTTGATTCTGAGTCCGCGAGATTTAAAACCACCAGGGAGATTAGATAATGTACCCGCGTCTACCAATTGTCTTAATAGCATTGTGCCTGATTTTGCAAACGCACCTATTAAATGAATCAAGCCAAAACAATAGAATCCAAATCCTGGGATATATCCATAGTGAACAAAATGTTGACGTTTTTGTTTAGTGTTGTCATCAGGATTCCAGTTACGTCTAATTGCTAAAACTTCTTGAGTTGATCGTTCAATAGTTACAACATATGGTAAAGCAATACCTGTTTTCTCGCCGTCTTGTTCATCCTCAAAACCTTCAAGGTCAAGGTCAACGTGCATTTCTAAAACTTTAAATCTGTTGTCAGTTGTTGCATTGAATCCCATCTTCTCTGCAATTTTCTTTTCAACTTCTTCTAAGTCATGTGATGGTTCTCCTAAATCAATATCACGATAGAAGCCTGCGACTTGTAGTTTACGTAATTCATTTGCTGTCTTACGCATAACGTGTGTAACACGTTCAGCTGTAGCTAAACTAGAAGCACCATAAGGCACAACTAAATCTTCTGCAGGAACAAAGATAGATACTTGTCTTTCTAAGTTAGGATCGTAGTAAACTTTTTTAAACGCGTTACCAGCTAGTCCTAAGCCCCACAACATTCTCTCATGTTCAGGTCTATACTCAACCATTTTCTCAGTTAACTGATAGTTCATATCTTGTTGAACACGTTGGGCAGCGTCAATCTTTTCTTCAGTTTCTTTACCAATGATTTGAGTTTTTACTGGACCGGCAGCGGGGAATGTTTCGGTCATTGTTTCTGCTTGGAACTTAACTAGGGTTTCTGTCATCAATGGATGAAATACATTACATGCGCCTTCCCATGGTTCTGAGCGATCTTCTATTTTCATACCAAGAAGCTCTAGCCCATCAACATATGTGTCTAACCAATCACGTCGTGCTGATAAATCACCTTCATATTCTTCTATTAGTTCATCAGCAAGTTTAGCTAAAACATCATCATCTATTTCCTCAGCTAAATTTTCACTAAAGTCATCTTCAGCATCAGGGTCTATTTCAAGTTCTAGTCCACCTGCTTTAATACTTACTGATTCTGGGTCTTCAATTTCTATTTCAATGTCTGGTTCTTGAGTAGCTAACTCATCCATCATTTCTGATAGACCTTTCGGTGCTTGAGCTACTCCCTTATCTATATCATTCGCTGCCATTATAAATTCCTAATAATTTTTTAAGTTGTATTATAAGAAGATATACTATAATAAGTGTAAGTGTTTTTACCCACCACACAATCTTCCACAATCTGTTTAATATTTTATAAAGCATACAACCGCTTATGGTTATAGCCTCTAAACCCAGGGATCTCATCTTCTTCATCACTAGGCAATCTAATAAACCCACCTTGTCTAAACCGCATCAAAGCAAGTGTTGTTGCATCAACCAAGTCATCATTTGCTCCTGACGGAAAGTCATTACATTCCTCAATAACTTCATTCGCCCATCTTCTATCTGGAGCCCATACAATACCTGAACTAAATAAGTCCGATACTGCATTTACCCTGCTGATCTTGTCTTGGCCTTTCCCCGGAGTGAACTCACCCACTGGAATCCCCATTCGTCTAAACTCTTGGTATAACGCAGCACCGTTGGACTTTTTCTCCACAATGAACGCGTCAGGTTCCCAATCTCTATATTCATCAATACAAAGTTGTTTTAACTCAGGGAATTCTAACCGCTTCTTCACTGCGTTCAGGAGTATTATATTATAATTATTTGTCTCTTCGTTAAAAAATACTCCCCATGTCAATAAAGCATTATAGTCTGACCTATTATTAGCTTCCTGTGCCGCATCAAGAGTCATAATAACAAACTCACATTGTGGTGGGTTTTCTTCTTCCCATATGTTCCACCATTCTCTTTTAATTAACGCGCCTTCTTCTGATACTGGATTTTGTAAATATTGTGCATTCCAATATCTAATATCTAATGCTGCACGTCTAGCTTTTAATTCTTCTAGCTCCCAGAACTCAGGCCATAGACTTGCTTCGTTACCATCTTTGTCTTCTATAATTGCTGGAAACTCCACAATCTCCCAGTCATCCACTTCATCGTTCTTAACCATCTGGTTAACTATCTGTCCTGTCAGGTCTAGCTTAGACCATCGAGTCATAACGACAATGATGGCTCCTCCGGGCATAAGCCGTTGTAAGGGACCTGACTGAAACCATTCCCACGCGGGGAGAAATACATCAGGCTTTCCAAGTTTTGCCTCTTGCTCAGAGTGGGGGTCGTCGATGATAAAGAGGTCAGCCCCGCGTCCAGCAAGAGCGCCGCCAACACCAATGGCAAAATACTCACCATTATAGTTAGTACCCCAACGAGAAGCCGACTTCGAGTCTGCTTGGAGCTCAATCTCTGGAAACACGTCTTTATACGAGTCACTACCCACGAGGTTACGTACTCGACGACCGAAATTAACTGCAAGGTCAGCTGTATGAGATGCCATAATAACCTTTTTAGCCGGATGTTTACCCAAAAACCAAGCCGGCGCGAGGTACGAGATGAGTTCACTTTTTCCATGTCGCGGAGCAATATTAACAATAATTCGTTTCTTTTTGCCGTTAGCGATGTCTTCAAAGAGTTGAGCCAGCTTTCTATGATGATCTCCTATAATATAGTTAGGATATACGTGTTTAATAAAGTCAAGAAACTTTTTAGACCCTAAATCCTTAGTTATTTCTTTTTTGTAGTCCTGTAATAGCTTTAAATTCTTCTGTCTGTCTCTTTCAGACATAGTAGGTAACGCTTTTTCTAGTAATGCGAGGTCTTGTGGGCTAATCATCGTCGTTATCTAGTATTTCACCTTCAATTACCTTACCTTTGAGCTCTTCAATAGTCTTTTTCAGCTCTTCTTCTAGCTCTTTACCTGATTTAGTAATGTGTGTTACCTCAGTTTTCTTCTTAAATGCGTCAACCCCGTCTATTTCACCTATTTTAGCCCACGCTGAAA